ATAAATATTTTATTATATTTAAGATTATTCTTTAACTAATCCAAATACATAAAATTCTCCTTGTTTAGTAGTAATTGACGGAGTATAAACACCTGCACACAAGATTTCTCCGTTCTTAGAAGCTTCATCCTCAACAACTTCTTTAGTCTTTCTTACTACATAATTACGTTTATTTTGAGCAATCAATTCACGCATTTTACGTTCAGCATCAGCCTTATTAACAGCAGATTGATCTACAGGCATACCAATTGATTCAATTGATTTAAATTTACCTTCTTTATCTAAGTTAAATTCTGCTTCACAAACATTATATACGGTTTCCCATTTAGTCTTACCTTCTTTCTTGAAGTTTACAATTTTATAAGGTTTCGTACGAGTATCAGCTACAGGAGAAGTTTTCTGAATATAAGCACCAGCTCCAGTAATCATATGTTTGTTGCTGATGAAGTTCTCAGCGAATGCTCGGAAATCATCTGAACCAAAAGTAGGTTCTCCAGCAGCACGCCATTTTGCAGTTGCATTTTGATTAATTTCTAACGGAAGTTCACACATTGCTTCTTCTTTACTAAATCCTTTTACATTGGTCATAAACAATTTTGCCATAATTCTAAAAATTTTATAGGTTAATAAATATTTAAGTTGTTATATTTTCCCTTAATTTGATAGTACAAAGATAAGGGGATTTTTAATGTTATCAAAATAGTAATCACTAAAAATTTATTAATAATTTCTAGTGAGGTATTGTTTTTATCTAAAGTAGTGATACTCCTATATTAAAATGGAAGTAATTTATCTAATACATTATTTATCTTAGATTTACATTCCTCAAGATTCTTTGCTCCACATAGATTTACTTTTTTACAATCTGTGATAGCTTTACATAAAGGTAAAAAATTCTCCATCCATGAATCATCATAGGTAGATATAGTATCCTTTAAAAATGCTTTAGTAAACTTCTCTATAGAAACATCCGGATGCTTCTCAGCATATTTTCTATATACAGCAATAAGTATAGATATTAAAGCTGTAACAGTATCTAAAGAGTCTACAGCTAGAGAACCAATACATAAAACCTTTTTAAAAAATCTTTCTTTTTCTTCTTGAGTTAAGTTATTAAACTGATTAACTAAATCTTGCACTACTTGTTCTGATATTAAAACATCATCTCTATATGGGATCATGATAATATTTTTTCTTTATTATATTCAGCATAAGCTGCGTAAGATAATAAGGTCTTAAATTCTTTTAATCCTTTAACAAACCATTTATTTGGGATTCTAAATACTACTGTAGAATAATTAGGAATAGTTTGTACTGATATGATATTTAAATATGATTTAGATACTACATAATTCTCAGAATTTAAATAAGATAATAACATCCAGTAATACATACCTAATTGGCGATAATAATGATAATGTTGGAAGGACCCTTCAACAAATTCTCCAGTCTCATTAATAGTTGATCCTGGGAACATATACCACATTTTACCAGTAGTTTTTAAATCATTTAAATTAAGAACACCTTCATCTATATTTAAATTCCAATTATCTATTTTAGCTTTTAGTTTCAAAGGAATTTCAACAATGGGCGCATTTGAATTATTTAAACTATTGGGAAATGTTACTAAAATTTCTATTATAATAGTATCCTCATTCTTATTTAAATATTGATCTAATGAAAATTCATCTGGGGAAAGGAGATTCATTGCATCAGAATTTCTCCTAATAGAATCTACACATTTTATACAAGTTTCCCTAGATTTTTCATCCAAGATTATTTGTTCTTTATCATATTTAATATCTTTATTTTTATATAAATAAAGATAGTATTTAAATCCAGATGAGATTATATTAGATATTCTTGTATTAGTTAATTGAGATACGTAATAAGAAACTTCTTCGGAAGCTTTTCGAATTGCATTTAATATGGAATATCCCTTATTTCTATATTTAAATACAACCTCTATAACTTTCCCAATTTTACCAGATGGTTTGATATAAGAATTTAATTCAAATGATTCATTTTGTAGAACTAACTCATGAACCGCTGATCCTAAATCCAGAGATTCAGTAGATTTAGATTTTAATCCTTCTAGATATGTTTTAAACGATCCTCCTTCATCAGGATTTATCAGTTTTAATTTAGAATTAGATATATAATTAGAATATTTATCAGAAAAATATACTTCATCAGTTATATCTAAACTCTTTATTGATAATATTTTTATCTTAAATTTAGATAGTACTTCCTTAGATATTAAATCAGTCTCGAAGTTCTCCATTCACAGTTCTATGTATAATAATATCTGGAATAAGTTGTTTTAAATTATCGAAAAACTCCTTTCCTTCCATTAATCTTGTATCCGTATAAAATTCTATAAATAATTCAAACTTGGAATTAGTATATAGAATAGAATAGTCTACAAAATTGCAAATTTCATTAAATTTATTATCTAATAAATCTTTAATTATTTCAATAAACGTAACTTTATATATCTCCCCTAAGGCTTTTTCAATCGTAGTTGGTTTAAAGTTATTCAATATATAATATTTGATATTAAATAAGTTGCTTCTATATCGTTCCTTTAAATAATGAATAAGACATGAAAATCCCTTTACCTCATTATCAGTTTGGATACAAGTTAAACATCTCAGGATATTATCATCTAGATACTCTTTATATTCTTCTCTATATGTAAGCATATTTTCTGTTTTAGTTATATAGTTTAAATATAAATGTTTTCATTCTTGAATTATTCTATTTATAGTATTAAATATATTTATATCTGGAAGAAGTCGTTTTAATTCGGAACAGAATTGTTTTGCCTCAAGATAATTTACATAAGTACCATGTTCTACAAATAATTCTAGTTTTGCGTTAGTATATGAAGCACGAAAGGATATGTTATTATATACATTACATGTATTATAAATTTTTTTATCCATTATATCTTTAATCATTTCACTAAATATACATTTAAGTATATTATCTAATCCATTTGGAGAATAATTTATAAATGCTTCTCTAATATAGTATTTAATATCTTGTATTTTAGATCTATGATTTTTTGCAATATAATACATAAGACTTAAAAATCCTTTTTCTTCATTGTCTGAGGTATAGCTATTTAAATATGATAAAATAGCATCATTTACAAAAGTCTTATATTCTGATTTATATTCAATTTCCATATTTATTTTTAGTTATTTTATAGCTAAAGTATTTACTATACTTCTTTAGATATTAGTTCTATCTTGCAGTTCTCCATCTATAGTTTCATGTATAGTAATATCTGGAAGAAGTTCTTCTAAACCAAAAAAGAACTTTCTTCCCTCTAAAAAATTTTGGTGTGTAAAATATTCTATAGACAATTCAAACCCGGAATTAGTATTTAAGATATGATAACTTATGAAATTGCATATATCACAAGCATCATCATCTAATAAACTCTTAATTATTTCATTAAATATACTCTCATATACATTTCCTAGAACTCTATTTATTGAATCATTTTGAAATGCACACAGAATATAGTATTCAATATCATACATTTCGATTTCATACTTTTCTTTGAGATAATGTATGAGACTTAAAAATCCCTCTTTATCATTAGTAGAAGTACAAGCATTTAAACATCGTAAAATAGCACTATCTATACTCGATGCATATTCATCTTTATATTCAACCATATTTATCCTATTTTACAATTTCTATAGAAATATAATCTACATAGTCTGGAAGTATTTCTTTCAAAGCCCTTTCTATATCATTTTTACATTTTTCATCCTGAACAGTAATATGAATATATGTCCAGCTTTCTGGAGTTACTACTAGATCTTTAAATTTTCTAGAATTTTCTCCAAAATAAATGTCTAAGTATTCGAATATAATATTTCTAAATAAATTCCTATTAAATAAATCCATTATATCTGCATAATCTGCGGAAGATTTATATCGCGCTATTGTAGATTGATTTAATCCGTATGCAATATTTAAATAATTTTGTTTATTAAATCTATATTTAGTTTTAGAAATATCATATAATAACCATCCACAATTACAATTAAAGGTGGCTAATTGTTTAAATAATTCATCAACTTCTAATTGTTCTAATTCTGATCGCGAGAGTTCCATAATTTAATAATTATATCCTTCATATTTATTTATAATATCTAGGTAATTTAATGAATCAATTCTAAGAGGAGTATCGTAATATTTATTCTCTGGAGTAGTCAGTAATAATGTAAATACTCCGGATTTATTACACTCTATAAAATTAGCTATAGAATCTTCAATAAATACATCACACTTCCCCTTAATCAACCTTGATTTATTACCTGAATAACATACCATTTGATAAATAGGTTTATCAGGAAGATTATTTTTAATTATCCATTCCTTAGTATATGATTTAGAATTAATTCTTTTAGTACAATAAGCAACTATAGGGAAATTAATGTCTCTTAATTTAGGAACGGTTATCCAAAATTTCTTATTATTCCTTAAATTGTATACGTTTTTTAATATTGCATACTCTTGTAATCTAGATGGATATGTATCTACATTAAACCATTTTTTATAATGTCCCATAAAATCTGCAACTATTCCATCTATATCACAGATGATTTTTAAATCTTTCATAAATTATTTTAAATCTTTCTACTATTTATTAAATATTCGTTATCCTTCTACTGAATTTTTTAGGAGATGTTTTAAAGAATCATTATATATTTTTATTAAGTCGAGATAATGTATTATCTCTAAGGTATTAAAAACACTATCATGATACTTATTTCTAAAATTAGAAATACTATGTAAAGCAGCATCTATATCAACTATACATTCTTCTAATTCTATTTTTTGTACTTTATCCATTTAAATATAATCTTTTCGTATTTTCTATTAAGTCGAAAGTCTTTAAACTTCCATATTTAGAATAGAAATCTGATATATCTTTAGCCTTATATCTCCTCGGAATATATATAGGAAGTATATCAGAAAATTTCTTTCTAATTTTATTCATATTACTAATCCCAGCTAAATCAGAATCATAAAACAAGAATATTTTCTTAAATCTTTCTTTTAATTTAGAATATAAAACATCACTCACAAACTGATTTTCTGAATTAGGTGCAATTGCGGGTATTCCAAGTTCATATAAACACATAACATCTTTAAGGGATTTAGTTATTACTAAATATTCTCCATTCTTCGGCATGTTATGAATACCTTGAATTATACTTTTCTTATAATTAGTTATGAAGCGATATTTTTTATTCATCGGGTAGTAAATTTTCCACAATTGCTTCTCTTTATCCTTAGTGGGATAGTAATACCCAAACTGAAACTTTTTAGAGGTGCTAAATGAGAATATTTCATTATTTAAATACACTAGTTCTAGGGAGAACACAAAGAATTTCTTTAAAGTATTTAGACTTATTCCAAATTTTCCCCACCATTTTAATTCCTCTTCCGTAAAATCCTTAACTTTAACTTTAATAATAGATCCCTCTGTTTTTTCAAATTTCGAATTAGTATATTCTTTTATACAAGATTTATTAACTGGAAAGTTAATATTTTTTCTTATCCCAAAGTCATTAGCAATAATTGCTAACGCTTTAGAATAAGAAACATTATATTTATACTTAACTACCTCAATAAAATTTCCATAAAAATCGCCCCTAAAATCTTTAAATACCAATCTTCCTGCACTATCTCTAAAAAATGCACATGTAGGAGTATTATCTTTTCTAAGTGGGGATTTAAATAATCCTTTTTTAACTGGAATTCCCAAATAATGTTCCATATAAGTTTCTTCTGAATTATATCTAAGTAATAATTCTTGAGTTAACTTCTCAGAGAACACGGAATCGTAATCAGCTATTAAAGGACTAGAAACATCTACTTTACTGAGGTTAACTCCCATTACAGAGTCATATTTTCAAAATCTTCCATATTAATATCCGAAATTTCCTCCGGATTAGAAGAAATTAATTCTTCTGTGGAAGTAGCAGTTCCAGAAGCAGCTTCTTCTCTAGCTTTAATCTTCTTGATTTCAGAAGCAGTAAATGCAATATCTCTATCTTGTTGTTTCAAAATTTCTACATTGCCGATAAAGTTATTGTTTACATACGCATTTCCTTCTTTATCTACTGCTGCAAAGAAAGGAAGACTGGCAAATCCTGAGCTATTCTTAATTAATTTAAGTTTACACCATACAGGAGTCTTTTGTTTAATAACAGCTTGGAGAATTGCAACCATCGAATCCCGGAATTGTTTCCAGCTCTTCATTTCAAGTTTTACTTCTCCTTTAATTAGTTTTTCATTATATTTAGGTGCGAAGTGTTCAATATAACACCGGAACTTTAATACTGCGGAATCATACATAGACGCAGAAGTTCCCCATCCGAATGTTTTTCTTTCAATAGAGTCTTGTGTTAATTCAAAGGTTCTATCTTCAAAAGTTGCTCCATTTTCATCCTCAAATACTACGTTGATAGTATCTACTTCCCTTCCATCTTTTAATTTTTGTCTATCAGCTTTCGCTTCTTTTAATTTAACAATATGAATTTTATCACCTTGTAAATAACTTCCTTTAGCTAATGTGTGTTCTCCTGCGTTGTTAAAATCTGCTCCAAAATTTAGTGCCATAATGTTTAAATAAATTAATTAGTTAAATTAAAAAGTGTTTCATCATCTAGATTTATTTCTTCTAATCCCTCTAAATCTAAGTTTTTAAGATCTGTTGGAATTTCATAATCTCCCTCATCTTCCAAAGTAACTTCAAAAGGAGTTTTTAATTCCCTTGTATAAGTTTTCTTTGTATCATCTTCTGATTCGTTAGAATCAAAAGTTACAATATCTTTATTAGATTTAATAACTTTATCATCTGCTTTAACTTCTTTATCTCCAATTAATTTACATGTTTTAGAATTTTCGGAAGTTTCCTCGAATCTAAATTTTGTACCATAGATTAATAACTGTTCTCTCTGTTTTCCTCTATAAGAAAGAGTAAGACTTTTAGTTAATTTATTTCCAGATTCTGGATCCGCAAAAACTTCTGATTTAGCAATTACTGGAAAGTAAATACCATTCTCTTCTTTAAAAGAGACTAGTAATCTATCTCCTGGTTCAGCATTAATTATATCTAATAACTTCTGAGTTAATACTAGTTTATTATCTTCCAGAACTATTGTATCCTGATCTTTTTTAGATTTAGATCTTTTAGGAGTTACTACAGCAATAGTTTTAGAAGCTGCTTCTTCAAAAGAGTCGGATGGTTTATTAATCCTAACTCCAGTAACTTTTAAATTATCCGATAGAGTAACTATAAGATTAAGTTCTATTTCCATTTTATAATTCTATATTTGAAAGTTTATCTACTTCAGATTCCTCTTCAGATATGTTAGAATTTTCAGATTGATCTTCTTCGTTAAATTCTTTTTCATCTAAAACATCTGTAACATTAATCTGGGGAGTAGTAACTACATCTTCTCCACTATAAGGTTCGGAAGAATAAATACGATCCCAATGAGGTATTAATTCCCCATCTCGATTCTCGATTAATACAAACTTCTTACCATCTAATCTAGGAACTCTACATTTACATTCTGCTGCAAGCTGTTTTATATCAAAAGTAATAATAGTATTATCATTTATATCCCTATATAAATATCCAGCTCCATCATATCTAGATGCAATAATATCAGATAATTTTCCAGCTAAATCAATATCTTTTATAGTTAATTCATTTTCATTTATTTTCGCATCTTTTGAATGACATACTAGAATAATTCTTTTACATACTTGTTGTAATAATCCGATTACTGCTAAATATGAATCTCTCATATACTTTTGGCCTAACCCAAAAGGTAAACTATATACATCAGTTACTTTTAGTTGTTCTGGATTCTTTTCTGGATTATATGCATTAGATTTCTTCCACAAACTTAAGGCGTATGGTTGTAGAATTTCCTCTAAAGAAGTTAAAGTATCTAGAGTTATATATTTATAAGGACATCCTGCTGCCTTAACTTGTTTACATACTTCTAATATATCTTTAACTGAAGAAACATCTACTTTTAATGCTTCAATATACGCTGTTCCCTTTTCTGTATCTAGTATTAGATTATTATCTAATAAACTTAGAGCCGTAGATTTCCCGGATTTTGGCTTCGAGAATATAACTAATACCCTAGGTTCAGTTTCTGTTGGTTGTATTTTACTTGTTGGTAATACTATAGCCATTTATACATTAAAATTAAATTCAAGTACTTCATCTTCTTCATCTTCTTTAATAACTCTATCTAACTCTTCTTTTTTCTTTTGTTGATTATCAAATTCTTCGAATAAATAATCCATTCTCAGAACTCTATCGTAATCAAATCTCTTTCCATCTTCGGGAGGATCTAATTCTTTAAAATATCCTATACTTCCTTGGAAAATACAACCCTCAACAACATCAGATTGTCCAAATCTTCCTTTGAGCAATTGAATTAGCCTAAATTGGTCACGTAGTTTCTTAATATCAAACCCTTCACACTTAGCCTTCTTCTCTCTGAATGGATGATAGACACCAATAACAATTTCTGATGCTTGTGTCATGTCTGCAGTATCCTGAGCATCTTGTAATTCGAGATAATTATGTTCGGAATTTCTTCTATCCATAGATTTAAATTGTCTATTAGCTTGTTGGACAGCGCATATTGTCATATCACACAGATTACGGTAATAAATAAAATGTTTAGCTGTTTCATCTATTTCATGCTTAATTCCGGAACCATTATTCTTTAATAACTTACAATGATCTAATACTGCTATTAAATATTGATTTCTATCATTCTTTATATACCTCTCACCATTATCGTCTGTTTCAAACTTCCCAAAATATCCAGCCCATGCTCTGAGGATATTATATACTCCAGTGGAATTTAAAGGAGTATCGTAGATGGTTAATTTATCATCTACTTTAGTTAACCAATCCCTAGCATCGTAGATATATTTAAGTTTATCGTCTGAAACAGGTTTATCTAATGAGAATATTTCAGAATAACTAATATCAATATGATATTTATCAAGGATATAAAGAGAGAGAAGTTTAGCGAGAAGTACTTCTTTTGACATTTCAAAGCTTAATGCGAGAATATTTACAGGTATCTCTGGATGTTCTAAGGAATAAACTAAAGGTTTATAGATATACATGAATATGGCCACAGAACTCTTACCTGCACCCGAATCGGCAATAACTGTGCTCATAAACCTTCTTTGTATACCATATATATACTTATCCAATTTAGGAAATCCGGATGGTATACCCATATTATTCCCTTTCTTCCCTTCTTCTACTTTTTGATAAAAAGAATCAATTAAATTCATATAAGAGTATTTATATCCACCGATCCCATACCCTTATCCCTAGCCTCTTTTAAAGCAATCCATGATTGGTTAATAACGAATGTAGAAATCCCCATTTTTATCATATCATTTTCTTTTCCCCATTGTAGCAGGTCAATTATTTCTCTATGTAATGTTGGATTCCATTTTATAGTCTTTCCGTAAAAGAAAAAGAAATCTTCCATAGATCCGAAATGATTCCCAGTCGTTATACTACGAGCATTTACAGGAGAATTATTAATGTATATAAAACTTGGGTATTCTAGGAACAATTCCTTCCCTAATTCCCCAGAATGTTTTAAATAAGACTTAATAAAATTAGCAGTGAATGGAATATCTAATGGATATGTTTTCTTATCTTCACCTTTTACATAATTAAACTGTAAATCATCTATCTCAAAATGATCTCCTTTTTTAATATTCATCTTTTTTAATACTCCTTTAGATTGGAGAGATTCAATTATATCATATTTAAATCCACCTATAATTTTACTATATCGTTCTAAAGGATCTATCCTTCCCTCAGGATATTGAGCGAGAAATAATAATTGTATAATCCACCATTCCTCGGCTGATAGATTATATTGTGTCATTAGATCTAATTCACGATCTAATGAGATTGAGATTTTTTCCATTAATGTTTGTTTATATTGTTATACAATATAACACAAACAAGCACGGTTAATTCTAGTTTATTAGATGTTACGTGAATGGAATAGTGTTAGTTTAATTCTTCTATAAGATCTATATATTGTTCTCCAATTGCGTTTGGTTCTATATCAACTATATTAGCAAGCTCAACTAAATCATAAGCATTATAAAAGTTACCAATATCTTCAATTATATTTGTAGCATTTCTATTTATATAGCCCTTATTTATGAAACATTTAATTTCTTCTTCGGACTCTGCATACACAGTAGTTGAGACTTTTACATCACAAGGAATGGTTAACGATATATCGTAATATGGCATAAATCAATCTGAAATTTCTGTTATAGATTCAAGATCCTCATATATAATTGGTTCATCGTAGTATGTATCTACGGTAGTAGATACCTCTACAAGATCTTCTATACTATCAAAATACGCAATATCTCCATACTCTTCTGGTTCAGGATCTCTATCTATATAACTATTACGTTCAAAGAATTCTATAATTTCTTCTTTAGATTTAGCATATACCTCAACTTCTGCAAGTTTTGTACAATTCATTAATATTCTGTAGTATGGCATAATTTTTAAATTTTACAATCCTTACATCGAGTACGTATCCATCCATTTTTAGAATATGTAACTACATCTATAGGAGAACCACATACTTCACATATTTTCTCAGATAATTCTTCTGCCTTTCTAACTTTTTTCTTAATATCTTCTGGAGCATTATCTAAGTAAATACGTAATTCTCCAAATTTCTCTTTTATCTGAAAAATTTCTATTTGTTGTGATTTATCTGGATGAGTCTTATTATATTCTTCTATATCAAATATAATAGGATAAACTAATCCATACCATCCAGCACCATGTTCACAACCAAACTCATCATACGGAGTGTTATATTCTTTCATGTTAAATATTTAATAATTATAAATCATTTCCGGACCTTCAATTCTTTCTTCTAAGATTTCTTTTCCTTCTAAGACTCTTTGTAGCATTTTCTCAGTGATTGTTATATAATCATTATCTAAAGTACTTAATTTGTACCAAGCTTCTTCCATAGTATTCTTTATAACAAATGTAAAAATCTTACCTTCTTCTTTTATTAATTTTAATCTATTCTCTTTTAATATATTAGATGAATTATTACATGTAATAATTTCCACATCAAATTGCGACTTTATTTCATGAGAAATATCATTTACAGCAGATACTAATATCGGACTTGGGAAATTTATATGCTTCAATGCTTCGAACTTCTGTTTATCTGATAGTTTACTATTGTATTGAATATCTCCATACTTATAAGACTCTTCTATAGTTGGAGAGAATATAATAACTCTTTTAAATTTATTATACTCTAAAATCTTTTCAGTTAATTCTCTCTTTTTTGGGTGGAAAAATACAAAATCTTTTCTCCATTTAAGCTCTCTATAAACTCCAAAAGTACAAGCATTGACTAATTCTATTTTACAGTTCTTAAGTTTACTAAATTCTTCTCTTACTTCTTTAGATGATAAGCAGTTCATTGCTAGAGTAAGATCATAATTAAATAGTTTCATATATTTATAGAATTTCTGATCATGCTCTTTATATAAATCTAAATCATCTACATTTATAATAACTTTATACTCTTTATAATTATTAATCCATTTATTAGATATTGCTTCCTCTTTAGTAATTTCTCCAACAATTGGAAGAGGTTTTAAATAATTTAAATCGTAAAAAGAAGTTATAGATAATAAGAATTTATAAGGAATCTTTAAAATACTGTATAAACTTTTCTCATTAGTTACATCATCAATTATCAAGAATGGGAATTTAGTAAAGGTAGATAAATTACTTAATATATAAGAAATACTATAAGCTTTACATTTATTATATAACTTCTGAGTATATAACCACATATTCCATTGATAAGAAGAAGAATAGTTTTGAGTTATAATAAATACCTCAGAAGAAGGATTTTTATCTAAAAAAATCTCTAATACTTTAGATAATAATAATTGTTTCCCAAATTGATTAGGGAGAATTATTCTACCTCTCCCATTATTTTTTCTCCAGAGTTCTATTAACTCTTTTATTCTATCTTCTTTTTTCATTATATGTGATTAGTGGTAATTAATTCAAATCCAAAGATACATGTATTTTCTTTACAATATTCAGGATCTTTTAGAATATATATAATCTTTATAATACATTCTCGATCAGTATATTCTCCTTTGTAATATTCTCTTAAAAGAATTAGATCTCCGAGTTTAAATGTTCTATCTATAATATTTCTTACTTCGAATCTCTTATCCTTATATATAATATCATCATAAAATTTTGGAAGTATTTTTAACTCTATCATATTAACTTATTTTATATACTGTCCTCTTCTATTCCATTCTATTTCATCTCCGGCTATATTAGCTATTATATTTCTGATAAAATCTTCTGGACCTTTCTCATGTTCTATAAATTTATTTAGAATTTGGATTGTTACTAATCCTATTGTTTTTAATTCCTCCTGATTTCTAAGAACTTGATCAAGTTTAA